TGACGCGTTTTGTTAACGCGACACCTTAAATCACTTTACGAAGGAGTTAATTCTTATGTTTAAACAAAACGTAAGAGTGCCCAGTTATAAGTTACAGGGCACTGAACGTCGGTTTTCTGACGGCGTACTAGTAACATGTAGTTGGGCTTATATTTCCAAGTTAGTGATTTTAAGTCTTGGACTTGCTTTGTTAACCCAGGCCTACATTTCTGTAAGTTCTGGGGTGAAGGAGTTGCTTAATGCACCCTTCATTTCGAAGATTCCTGGGGTAACCCAGGCTGTTCACATTACTATGCGAGGTATCTCATAATGACTACTGGTAGCGATTTTCAAACTATCAATGTCCTCCACCCTAGCGTCCTATGGGCGTTTACAGGTGGCATTTTCCAGCCCAAGTACTTGAAACATCGTGCTTGGTCTGGATCTGATGGTAAGTTTCAAGTGAATTCGTACGATTGTACATACGAAGAAACTTACAATGGATTTGCTCATTATGGTTACCATAACACGGGTGGTTTCTGCTCCGAGCGACATGGTTGGTGCTGTGGGTTATTCCCAGGGCATCCAACTTCTGTTACAGGGGCAGCAGAACCTGCTGCGTTAAGCAATTTAATATCGGCAATCATTGGAGATGACTTTCAAATGAACGTCACACTTGGTGAAATGCCTACGACTCTGAGCTATATCTATGATAAGATAAAGCCTATCCTAAAATCTTTTAAAGCTTTTAGAAAAGGAGACGTATACAGAGGTTTTAAAGCTCTCGGTATCCACCGTGTAAATGGTAAGCGTATCCAAGTCCAAAAGACTTGGCAAGCGCCTGCTGCTTACTGGTTGGAATATCGTTATGCAATAAGACCAATGTTAAATGATATTAGTAATGCAATGGATAGACTTTCTAAAGAGATGGAGAAACCTGCTACTAAGAAAATACGTCGTGGATCCAAGGCTGTATTGCCTTGTTGGATCTACGGGGGCAGTGAAGCTTATACTGCCCAACGTATCTATTGGCCCGACGAATCCTGCATTGAAATGACAAGTGCAGGAGTAACTATTGAAGCCGGCTTCGATTATGAAGACGTCGACTTTAGGAACATCGCGGGTGTAGCGTGGGAGTTGATTCCCTTCTCGTTTGTAGCGGACTGGTTTGCCGGAATAGGCAACTGGCTCCGTGCGAGACATTTCTTCCATCACTCTTCTTATACAAAAGGCTATGTAACTAATTACCTTAAGTATGACACCGGCAAATTGACTGGGTATCTAGATCCTAGTACTCAGATCCACCCGCCGTGTGGTCTTGTTGGTGAAAACACCTTAGACAAATCGTTTAAGAAACTTTTCATCATAAAGCGAAGAGCGTTAGACGCATCATATATACCCTCCATAGGAATCAAACACCCTTTAACGGGGTTTGACGACTGGAAGAGGGCACTGGATGCTATAACTCTTATCGAGCAAGTAGCTACGGGTAAAGGTAAAAAATACCGTTCGTACTAACTTGCATTGTTTGCTGTTTGATAATTCTGTCAATAGCATAATCTCACCCTGACCTTTATTGGTCGAACCTGTATCTACGCACCTCTGCGTACCAGGTTAATTATATGAGGACATATATTATGTCTACTATCGCTAATGTTGTAATCAATGACATGGAAGCTACACCTATCGCGCATACCTTTCTACCGGTCCAACAAAGTCCGGTAGCGAAATATCGTGAAAATGTAGTTGACATCCCAGTGGCTGGCCAAGGTACTATTACAGTAGCCTTGACTAACAAATCGAGCCTTTATAAGGTTCGTGTTCAACTGGAAATGCCTGTCATGGAAGAAGCAACGGCACAAAATGCTGCCGGTTATACTGCTGCACCCAAGACTGCTCATACTTTACGAGCAGACGTGACGTTCTTTGCGCATTCGCGCACAACAGAACAGCAGCGTAAAAACCTGATTGAGCTTTTCAGCAATGCTATGGATAACGCACAAGTGCGTGATACATACACTAGCTTAATAAAAGCTTTATAACAATCATGTCTAGGAGCTAGTATGCTCCGTTACAGACCGGCAACACCTCACTGGAGAGATACCCTATGGGAAACTCAAAAACAAAGGCGACTTTCTTTTCTAAAAAGTCGAAAGTGCTCAATGCTTCTATTATTAGTAAACTCAGAACCTATTGCGCAAAGAAGATCGACAACCTCATTGGCGGGAGCTTTAGCTCTCGTTACGAAGGTGATCGAGATTTTGCGTGCAACCCGCAGGCTTTTCAAATTCTTTCAGAAATGGAAGAAGGTGTAAAAGCCGGAGTCCCGAAGCATAGCATGTCCGTATATACGGCTGCTTTTGCTTGGGCGCGTCGATTTGACGCGTTATCAGAGAAAAATTTGTCAGTCCCGTTGGAAAACGTGGATCCTGATAATGTCGCTCTGGTAAAATTTCGCGCGGCTGAAGCATCTTGTAAAGAATGGAACAGACACTCAAAAGAGATACTAGCATCCTCTCCCATACTTGGGATTGGGTCTACAGAGCTGATACAGCTCCTGCAGATGAAAATTGCTTCGTATCTCGGCGAATGTCCTGGGCTATCCGATATAAGATGCTCCTTTGGTCCTGGAGCTAATACAACGTGCAGAAGAAGGACAACTGCCAAATGGAAGTTATCCAGCCAATTAGCATGTACAAGGGATAGCAGGAGTTCGTTAAACGAACTATCTGCTCTTTATCCGAGGCTTAATTGGAAATCAATTAAGCTTGACTCGGGTTCCTTGTTCTGCGTACCCAAGAAAGCTACGGCATCTCGCATGGCCATGGCCGAACCTATTCTAGGCACTTTCGTGCAAAGAGGGATCGGTGGGAACATGAAGAGATCGTTACTGAAGAAGGGCTGTAATCTTTATGATCAGACCCTGAACAGAGAATACGCACGGCTCGGTTCGCTTAATGGCGATATCGCAACCGTGGACCTTAGCTCAGCTAGTGATATGATCAGTAGAGACGTTGTAAAAGCATTGTTACCATTGAATTGGTTTACATTACTTTCGCAGTGGCGTACAGATCTGGCTTACTTAAAATCTAATAATGAATATATCCTCCTTGAGAAGTTTTCTTCGATGGGTAACGGTTATACTTTTGAATTAGAGTCATGTATATTTTATGCATGTGCACAAGTGGCTACATCACTATCTGGTGGAAACCCAGAGAAGTGCTCAGTATACGGTGATGACATTATCTGTCCTACCGTTGCTGTACCACATCTTTATTCCATACTTTCGTGGTTAGGTTTTAAAGTAAACACTGAAAAGTCGTTTACTAAAGGCTTATTCCGCGAGTCGTGTGGGGGTGACTACCTTCTTGGCATAGACGTTCGACCATTTTATGTTAAAGACGTCATAACCGATGCTAGACTAATTGCATTCAGCAATCAAGTAGCAAGATCTGGTTTTCCCGATAAGGGATTACGTAAGCTTATCGAATCTTTCATTAAAGATTCTAATAAACTTTACGGGCCGGATAGTTATGGAGACGGGCATTTAATAGGTTATGAGTTTGATAATTCTCCTCATCGTCAAATTGACGGTTGGGTTGGATATTTATTCTCGACTTATAGTAAAGCTCCGAAGAGAGACACTGGCAAGCCTGTCGGCATGCAAGTGTTACCTGCGTACGAAGCATACATACGAGAGATGGATGACTCATTATTCGATCCTGCAGCTACAATCACGAAGAACCTTAAAGGAACTTCTGTGAACGTACAACTGCATCGGCTCTCATTTAATGAGTACTCATCAGCTTTTACTCGTCGCCTTAAGTACAATAGTTTATCATATGCTCGTGAGAGCGATATTCATGTACTTAGCGGGGGAGAACAAACACGCTTAACGCGTGTCTATGTGCTAACTTAGCACCCAATGTTTGGGTGTAAGGGCTCATACACAATACATTGTGAGTCCTGAAACCG